CTCGTCATCGTCGCCGAGGAGACGGCCGAGCTCCAGAGCGGCGACGATGACGAGGAGCTCGTTGAGGGGCAAATGGCGATGGCGGCGATCGCCTCGAGCCTCGCCAAGTCGGGGCTCGGCGGCCGCGCCAAGCGGTTCGCGGCGCTCGCCAAGGCGCGGCACTCGATCGGCGACCAGCACCTGCTCGACCTGGCGCACAAGGCGTGCAAGGCGGCGCGAGAGATCGACGGCCTGAAATCGGATGAAAAGGATCATCTCGACGCGTGTGTGAAGAGCCTCGAAAAGGCGGGTGCCACCGTGCATTCGACCCAGGATACGGCCGGCAACCCGGAGCATCCGGCCCCGAGCGTGTCGCCGCCGGCGCAGGAATACCGGCCGGGCGCCTACACCACTTGGGACAGTTCGCAGCATACCCAGAAGGTGCTCGAGCTGATCGCCCTGGCCCTGGCCGGATCAAGTCCGGCCACCAAGCGCGGCAAGGCGCACCAGGCGCTGATGGACGTGGCGCATGGCTGCCTCCACAAGCTGACCGACGGCAAGGTGTGCGAGGCGGAAAAAGCCGGCGGCCGGCATTCCAGCGAGACGATGGGCCATCTGCAGGAGGCGCACGATCACCTGACTGGCGCCGGCGCCAAGTGCGATGCGGCCGGCGAACATGGCGCGCCGATGCCGGGCGGCAAGCCCGAGCACGCCGAGGAAGAGGAGCAGGGGACCGAGTTCGAGGCGGGCGGCGGCAAGGCCACGCGCGGCGGCGGTCTCCAGAAGCGCTACGATGCGCTCGCCAAGGCCGTCGCCGAGCTGGCGCCGCGGCTCGACGCCATCGCCGCCGATGTCGCGGCGATCAAGCGCACGCCGTTGCCGCCGCTGACGGCGCGCTCGGCCGTCGGGCTCGCCCGCATCGAGAAGGGCCGCGACGGCCGCGAGATCGATGAGAGCGATGCCGAGCTGACCGCGCGCGTCGCCCGGATGACCCCCGACGAGCAGGCGCTGCTGCTGATCAAAGCCTCCCGCATGCGGCCGATCCACGTGCCGAGCGTGCCCGGCTCGGAGGCGGCGGCGGGAGCCGCGCAATGAGGATCGCCGATGATTTTGCCGCGATCGCGGCTCGGCTCGCCGAGATCAGCAAACACGCGTCCGTCGTCTCGCACGGCACTGTAATCCCACTGACCTATGGCGTGTCGCCGGTCGCGATCGATCCTGCCGACATCGTGTGGATAACATATGTTTCCAACAATCGGACACCGCCTCCGGATTTGCCGGGCGGTCGATCGTTAATCCTGGATTTGTCCGATGCCTGACGACCTGATCGAGCTGATCGCCCCCTATGGCACCGACGAGGCGAACCACGGCACCGAGCGCTACCGCGTCGACAACAATGGCCGCATCCGCGTGCCGCGCGAGGCGGCGTTCCACCTGATCCGGGCGGGATTCAAACCGCTGTCGTCATCGGCCCCGGAAGCGCGAGTGCCCGAACCACCGCCTGATCCCGCGCCCGCCGCGGCCCCTCATCCCGAGGAGCCGCGAAGCGGCGTCGCGAAAGAACCGGCCCCTTCGGGGCCTTTTTTAATGCCCGAACCTGCGCCCGAACCGGCGGCGCCGCTCAGGAGAGTACCAAGGAGCACGAAGTGAACCAGCTCACCACAGAGACGCTCGAGCTTTACAAGCAGGCGTTGCGCAACCCGTCGGACAGCATCCTCAAGACGATCACGACCGGCACTGGTCTCATCGCCTATGACCTGCAGGCGCCGGCAAAGAACCTCTACCCGTTCGTGACGCCGCTGCGGAACGTTATCCCGCGGGTCGGCGGCGGCACCGGCGCGGCGACCAACTGGCGCCAGGTCTCGGCGATCACCGGCTCGGGCTTCGACGCCATGGGCTGGGTCCCGGAAGGCCAGCGCTCCGGTCAGATGAGCTACACGACCGCCAACAAGTCGGCGAGCTATGTGACGGTCGGCGAGGAAGACGCGGCCAGCTACGAAGCGATCGCGGCCGGCCAGCACTTCGAGGACATCCAGGCGCGGATGACCTTCCGCCTCCTGCAGAAGATGATGCTGAAGGAGGAGATGGCGATCCTCGCCGGCAACGCCGGCGGGTCGGCGGGCGGCCTCTCGTTGGGCACGCCGGCGACGCCGACGCTTTCGGCCTCGGGCTCGGGGGCGACGCTGCCGACCGCGACCTATTACGTCAAGGTCGTGGCGCTGACCCTCGAGGGCTTTCAGAACGCCGGCGGCTCGGCCTTGAACACGGTCGCGAGCTCGGGTGTCGCCGCGGTCACCGCGGCAAGCGTGTGCCCGACGACGAAGACCGTGACCGGCGCCGACGGCAAGACCTACACGCTGAACGGCGGCTCCTCGAACCTCTCGGGCGAGGCGAGCCAGGCGGTCACCCTCGGGCAGACGCTCTTTGCGTCAGTCACCGCGATCACCGGGGCGGTTGCCTATGCCTGGTTTGTCGCCTCGAGCTCGGGTGCGGAGACCCTGGAGGCGATCAGCACGATCAATTCGGTGGCGATCTCGGCGCCGCTCGTCGCCGGCACCCAGTCGGCCGCGACCGTCACCGCCGACAACAGCGCCAACCCGAACTACGCCTTCAACGGGCTGCTGACGACCGCACTCGCCTCCGGGACGGCGTATGTGAGCTCGCTCGCCACCGGCACCTCCGGCACCGGCACCTTTCTCACCGCCTCGGGGCGCGGCTCGGTCAACGAGATCGACACGATGTTCCAGACGATGTGGAACAACTACCAGCTGTCGCCGACCGTCCTCTACGTCAACGCGCAGGAGCTCAAGAACATCACCACCAAGGTCCTGTCGAACACCGCCGGGCCGCTGCTGCGCTACGAGCGCGCGGATTCGGCCGAGGCGGGCGGCGAATACGCGCTGACCGCGTCCGGCACCGTCGCCTACTACTACAACCCGTTCAACACGGCGGACGGCACCCAGACCGGCCTGCGCATCCCGGTGCGCCTGCACCCGCGGGTGCCGCCCGGCACGCTCATCGGCTGGGCGACGAACCTGCCGATCCAGTACCAGTCGAACGAGGTGCCCAACGTCGCCGAGATCAAGACGCGGCAGGACTACTACGAGATCCAGTGGCCGATCGTCACCCGCCAGCGGCAGGTCGGGGTCTATGCCGAGGAGGTGCTGGCGGTCTACGCGCCGTTCGCGATGGGCGTCATCACCAACATCGGCAACGGCTGATCTGCCCAAAAATGGGCACGCCTGCCCAAAAACGGGCACGGCCTACGGCGATCTGACGACGCTCGCCGACGTGCGGGCCTGGCTGCAGACCGGGCCGCAGCCCTATCCGGCGACCGACGACGTGCTTCTCGCGCGGCTGATCACCGCCGCCTCCGGGCTCGTCACGCAATGGCTCAACCGGCCGGTGCTCTCGGGCGACTGGCAGGAGGTGCGCGACGGCACCGGCTCGTGGTCGAACGAGGTGACGCTTGCCTTCGCCGTGCAGCCGGTGACGGCGGTGCTGCTCGTCGTCGTCGATGGCGTCACGATCCCGGCCGATCCCGGCAATTATGGGCCGAGCTTCGTGCCGGCGGCGGCCGGCGGCCAGGTCAGCCCGAGCTTTCTGACGCAGACGGCGAGCTTTGCCGGCTATGTCTTCACGCCGACCGCACTGACGATCCGCGGCTATTGGGTGCCGCGAAAGCGGGCGTGCATCCTCCTGCGCTACACCGCCGGCTTCGCCGCGGTCCCGTTCGATATGGCGCAGGCGACGATCGAACTCGTCGCCCGCAAATACCGCGAGCGCACCCGCATCGGCGAACGCTCGAAGAGCCTCGGCGGCGGCGAGACCACGGCCTACGAGACGACGACATTCTCGCTGCGCGATTTCACCTCCGACATTCAGCTGCTCTTGCAGCAATACCGAATGGTAGCGCCGATCTCGGGGCAACCGCCGACGCCGGCGCCGACAGCCTTCGACCCGGCCACCCTGGCGGCGATGTCGTGACGGCGGTCGATTTCGTGCTCGTGGGATTGACCGGCACGGCGTTCATGCTGCTCGTCGCTGCCTGCCTGATCGCCTGTCTCGCGCCGAAATGATCACGCGCGAACCAATTTTCGCGGCGCTGTGGGCGCTTGCCGCCGAGGCCGAGAATTTCGCCACGGCAAGCCGCCGGCTGCGGCACTGGAGCGATGTCGGCCCGGCCGAGCAGCCGGCGCTTTTCATGAGCGAGAAGGGCTCGATCGCCGAGCAGCGGCCGCCGCGCGGCACGCCGGCGGTCTGGAAGCTCTTCGCCGACCTCTATCTCTACGCCCATTCGAGCGATCCCTACCTGCCGCCGGCATCGATCCTCAATCCGCTCCTCGACGCGATCGAGGCGGCGCTGATGCCTTCGCCGGCGAACGGCATCCAGGATCTCGGCCTGCCGAGCATGGTGAAGCATGCCTACATCGCCGGGCGCATCGAGACCGACGAGGGCGTCCTCGGCGACCAGGCGATCGCCATCGTGCCGATCGAGATCCTCGCGGTGTAGCCTTTGGGACTGCTCGCCGGTGCCGCGCCCTTCGCAGCTCCTCGAAACTGACGGCGAAATAGAGTGATCACCACCGAGCTCATCGGCGACCGCGAGCTCGCGGCGCGCCTCGACGCGATGCCCGGGCGCGTGCACGACGGGCTGGCGCGCGCCGTCACCCGGCTCGGCCTCGAGTTGCAGAAGAAGGTCCAGGCCGAGAAGCTCACCGGCCAGGCGCTCAAGGTCCGCACCGGCAGCCTCAGGAGCTCGATCAACACCGAGATCTCGGAGAGCGCCGATGCGGTCTCCGCCAGCGTCGGCACCAACATCCGCTATGCTGCGGTGCACGAATACGGCGTCGACCATCCCTGGCTGGTCGCGGCGAAACGCGGCAAGGCGCTGCGCTTCGAGATCGCTGGCCGCACGATTTTCCGCCGCAGCGTGACGCATCCGCCGCTGCCCGAGCGCTCGTTCCTGCGCTCGGCGCTGCGCGAGATGCGGCCGGCAATCGAGGCCGGGCTGCGCCAAGCGGTCGCGCAGGCGATCCGCACCTGAAATTCCCTGTCTCGAGAGGCTTTAAATGCAGCTGGCTTTCGGCTCCGGCGCGCTCTGGGGCGAGCGCACCGACCTCGGTACCGTCACGGGCGTGGGCCCGCGGCAGTTCGGCGTCCTCCAGGACATCGCGATCGATTTCGATTGGACGAACAAGGAGCTTTACGGGCAATACCAGTTCCCGGTGGCGATCGGCCGTGGCCAGGCCAAGATCACCGGCAAGGCCAAGTTCGCCCAGATCCTGGGGCTCCTCTATTCCGATCTGTTCTTTGGCCAGACCGCCATCACGGGCCAGTTCGGCATCGCCGAGTTCGAGGCCGACGCGATCCCGGCAACGACACCCTTCCAGATCACCGTCACCAACGCCGCGTCTTACAACGACGACCTCGGCGTCACCTATGCTGCGACCGGGCAGCGCTTCAACCGGGTGACCACACCCTCGGCTGCCGGACAGTATTCGGTCAATTTCGCGACCGGCGTCTACAGTTTCAGCTCGGCCGACGCCGGCCTCGCCGTACTCATCTCCTACACCTACAACCTCACAACCTCGGGCGAGAAGATCACCATCACCAACCAGCTGATGGGCACCATGCCGACCTTCAAGGCGACGTTCTACACAACCTATTCCGGCAAGGGCACGGCGCTCCGGCTCAACGCCTGCACAGCGCAGAAGCTCAGCCTGCCGACCCGGATCGACGACTGGACGATCGAGGAGCTCGATTTCATGGCATTTGCCGACGCCTCGGGCACCATCGGCTACTTCAGCACGGTCGAATAGCCTATATAGGGCGATTTTCACCTTGACAAAGCAGCCGTTATTTGGTGCGTCCCTCGCGACCGCGCATGCTTCTTAGCGCGGAGCGAGCGACTTGGCTAAATAGAGGTCCGCCAGGCATCGAGCCTCCATGACCCCGTAGGCTGCGAGACCAACGAGAGTCGCGAGCTCCGCAAGGGGGAACAGGCACGCTCAGCGTGAGCGTTGGGTGGAACGCTTGCGGCCTAGACGGAGCGGCGCGGATTGTCCGGACACGCCGAGGGGCTACAATGGGTTGTGGTAAATGACCAACGATTCCGCGGATTTAGCGTTGTTCACGGAAGACTCTGGGTCAGTTGGGATCGGCCGCGTCGAGGGCTACGCTTGCCCCGGCTTCGTCGCTTTTGCGCTTTCGGTTTGCGATCGACTTCCGATATCGGCTGCTGGAGCCTTTGGAATTGCGAACCTGTAATGAATTCCCTTCTCCGTTCCAAGTTCCAAAAGAACCGCTTCCGCAAAAGGATCTGCCTTGACGCCGTACACCGTGACAGGCTCCGCGTGTGCCGACCGTGCGGCAAACGGGATTCCGGCAGCCCGCTGAGCATTTTCTAATCCGCGCACGAGCACCGACAGGCTGGCCGCAATCTGCTCCGCTACGTGAGGGGTGACAACGAAGGTCGGGATCGCAGGACCACTTTTCGGCTTTAAGGTAAAGGCGATGAGGCTCTTTTGGGGGTCTACACGCTATCAGTCATTTCGATGATGCATCGGGTTGCCATGACGGCTCCGTAAAGCCTGAGCCGAGCCAGTCGCCCAAAAAAAGGATTGCGCTTCGCGTCGGCTCTGACAGGCCGCGGGGCGTAAGAGGGGTCGGGATCGCTAGCTATAGTCCCGGCCCCTCGCTTTATACGCACTATCCGATCAGAGAGGGAAAATGAGCGAACTTGGTGAGCTGCTCGCCGGAATCGACAAGATCCGGCTGCGGCAATCGCGGGGAATCGCCCGCGCCGTCGACCGGCAGCGGGCGGCACTGGAGGCGGCCCCGGGGGATGAAGAGGCTGGCTACGACTTCGCAGTCGCGGTCGTCGCGGCCGCGACCGATCGGGATCCAGCCGAAATCGAGGAAATGGGCGGCTCGATCCTCGAGCTCGGCACGGCCCTGCAGCAGATCATGAAGCTGGCGGGCTTCTCTGCGGGGGAAGCGTTGCCCCCGGGTCATGCCCGGGGGCCTTCGAGCCCGCCGAACGCGGGTTCCGGCGCCTTTACGGCGCCCTCGCCACCGGCTGCGGCTACACCCCCGACCAGATCGGCGGCATGACCCTCGACGAGGCCGAAGAGATCCTCGCCTTCTGGGATGAGCAGCCGCCGGCGTGCCTGTCCCTCGCCCGGATCGAGGCGATGCTGGCCGCATACCTCGGCGTCAACCCCCGGATCAAGTCCGGGGGGCGGGTGCCTCGCGCTCGGTCGGCGGGTCCCGGCCTGCGCCGGGATGACCCGCCCTACGCGGTCCCGGGGATAGGGCTCGGCGGCGATGTCCATGCCGGGCTCGGCGGTGCGGCGATCCTCGATCTTGCATCATTAAAGGCGCGCAAGCCTGCCTTCCCCGCCTGCGCGGGGACCGCTGCACACGGCGTGCAAGCGACGGGAGAATAGAGGTTGGCTGACGCCCGCATCGACGTAAAGATCACCGTCGACGCCTCGCAGGCTAAGGACGGCTTCAAGCAGGCTCAGGACGCCGCCAAGGAGATGGGCGACAAGGTCCGGGCCGCCGGCGCCAGCGCCGCGGACGGACTGAGGAAACCGCTCGAGATCAACCAGGCGCAGATGAAAGCGCTGCTCGAGGCGGCGAAGGGCGATTTCGCGAAGGCGATGAAGAGCCTGGGCGATACCGGCGGCGATGCCGAAAAGGCGCTCGAAAAGCTCGCCCGCAAGAGCAAGAGCCTGATCGGCGAGTGGAAAAACGCCGGCAAGGCCCTCGCCGACAACCTGCAGACCGACGCACGCCATCTCATCGCCATCTTCGACGAGGTCCAGCGCGGCCAGCGCGGGGCGACGATCGCCTCGATCTCGGCGCTGGCGCGCGATTCAGGCGTCCTCGACGCTACGATCAAGACCGTCGGCGCCGCCGCCGTCTGGTTTGCGACGACGCCGATGGGCCAGGTGACAGCCGCGATCGCCGCGAGCGTTACGACGATCGGGATCGGGATCACGAAGCTCCTTGACCTGCAGGCCGAGCTGCGCCGCGTCGGCGGCGAGGCGCTGGCCATGCGACGCGCGCCCGAGGAGGCGGTCAAGAATTACGAGCGGCTGAAAGGCGCGATCACCGCGCAGCAAGGCGAGTACGCCGAGGAGATCGCGCAGGCGATCGAGCGCATTCCGAGCCTCTCGGAGGCGGCGCGCGCGGCGATCGCCAAGATCGCGCCAGCGATGCTCGAGGCACAGTTCGGTGGGGAGATCAAGCAGCTCGAAAAGCACCTGCCCGGCATCTTCGGCGGCTCGGCCGAGATGACGGCATTCGTCGAGCGCAACCGGCTCCTCGGCGGCGAGCAGCTCGCAACCTTTCTCGGCGCCTCGCGCGCGACGCAGGCCGAGATGCTCGCCCAGGCTTTGGCCGCGCGCTACGGCCGCTATCAAGCCCAGCTGAAACAGGCGGCCGAGGTCGCGGGGGCCGCCGGCGTTCCCTCGGAGTTCGTCGGCCAGACGCTCGGCCCCGGCCTGACGCGGGGATTGGCGATGCCCGCCGTGCCGGCCGCCCCGCTCCCCATGCCCTCGCAGGCCGACATCGATGCAATCGAGGCGATCCGCAAGGCTTCGCCGCACCGCGTCCTCGTCGAGCAGCTGCAGCAACAGATCAAGACGATCCAGGAGGGGCTGGCGGGGCTGCCGGAATCGCTGCAGGGGCAGGGCCGTGCCGCGATCGCCAAGCTGCAGGCCGAGATCGACAAGCTGAAATCGCTGCCCGGGTACCAGGCGGGCGGCATCGTGCCGGCAGACCAGGTCGCCAGGGTGCACGCCGGCGAGATGGTGCTGCCCGCCGAGATCAGTGCGCTGCTGCAATCGCTGGCCCGCGGGGGTGGCGGGAGCGCAGCCAACGTCGCCGCCGAGCTGCGCGCCGCCGCCGACAGGCTGGCGAGGTCGTCAACCGACCTCAGCGCCAGCGCCGGCCGGCTCGACGTTTCGGCCGATGCGATCGACGCGACGATGCACGGGCTCGAGGCAGGGATCGACAACGCGCTCTTCGGCGCCAGGCCCCGGGCGGTCGGGATGACGATCGCCGACGAAGCGCTACGTGCCGCGATGCACAGCCTCACCAGCAGCCTGCTTAAGGACTTGCAGAGCGGGCTCACCTCGCTGCTCTTCGGCCCGGGAACGAGCAGCCTCGGTTCAGGGTTCAGCAACCTCCTCTTCGGCCCCGCGGGCCTCGGCGGAATGCTGTTCGGCTCGGGCGGCCTGTCTGGCCTCCTGGGGATCGGCGCCGGCGGTCTGGCAAGCGCCGCGTTCGGCAGCGCGATCAGCTCCGCCGGCATTTTCCCGGCCATCGGCAGCTGGATCTCCGGGCTTTTCAGCGGCGGCGGCGGCCTCGCTGCCTTTCTTGGCATGGAGCACGGCGGCATCGTGCCCGCCGCGGCCCAAGGCTGGGTCGTCCCGCATTTCCAGTCGGGCGGGATCCTCGGCGTGCTGCACCAGCGCGAGATGGTGCTGCCGTCCCACATCAGCGACGGGCTGCAGAGCATGATCGCCGCCGGCGCCGGCGGCGGCGGACACACCTTCAATCTGCATGTCAGCGCGATCGACGGCGCTTCGGTGATGCGGATCGGACCGCAGCTGGTCGCCTCGATCAACCGGGCGATGCGCAACGGCTCGATGATGTACCAGCCGAGCTAGCCTGCCCTCGCCGGTGCACAGCGTCTGCCATATGACGGGCGAGTAGAGGGATGGCCGACATCGGCGTCCTGCCGAAACTCATCGGCCAGGGCTGGGTCGTCAGGAAGACGCCGACCTGGCAGACCAGGGTCCAGCGCGCGGTCTCCGGCCGCGAGCTGCGCGTGCTCGACTATCCCTATCCGCTCTGGCAGTTCGAGCTGACCTGGGAAGCGCTTGGCGACAACCTCGGCAGTGCTTCGACCTCGGCCGCGATCGGCTCGCTCCTGGCAACCGACCTGCGCACTCTGATGGGCTTCTATCTCGCCTGCCAGGGCGCCTTCGCGACGTTCCTCTACGACGACCCGACCGATGACAATGTGATTGGGCAGCAGATCGGGGTCGGCACCGCCGGCTCGCTGACGGTGCCGCTCTCTCGCACCTTTGGCGTGCCGGGCGTCGCGAATTTCACCGAGCCGATCACCGCGCCGAACGCCGTCTCGGCGCTCTATTTCAACGGCATCGTCCAGCCGCCCTCGCATTATTCGGTCGATCCGACCTCGGGCCTCGTGAACTTCACCACCCAGCCGACGGTGGGTGCCGCGATCACCGCCGACTTCAGCTATTACTTCCGCTGTCGCTTCATGAGCGACGCCTACACCTTCGAAAATTTCATGTATCGGCTGTGGTCCTTGCGGAAACTCGATTTCATTAGCGTGCGGCCGTGATCTCGTCTCGATCTCTTCTGTTGCTGCCGCTCCTGCTCGTCGCCAACTGCGCCGCTCTTTGCAGCGGCGAAGCGCCCGAGGGTCCGGGCTGGGTTGCCGATGTCGAGCACATCCCCGGTACGCAGATCGTAGCGCCGCCGCCCCTGGCGGAGATCGAGCAGGGCGTCGAGTGGCTCGATTATCCCGCGTGCTCGACCTGGTGGGCCGCACATCACAGATGAAGCCCGCCTCTCCCGCCCTGGTGGCGCTCCTCGGCTCGTCGACCGAGTTCATCATGGCCGATCTCTGGACCCTCACGCTCCAGAGTCCTGCCCCGGCTCAGGCCGGGGGCGGGACGCAATACCTCTATTCGGGCGGCCAGACGGCAATCACCGACCAGGCGACGGGCCGGGTCTTCGCGCTCGGGCCGCGGTTCGAGCGCTCGATGGTCAAGGTCGTGATCGGCATCCAGTCGGACGAGCTCGACGTGCGGATCTATCCCGCAACCACCGACATTCTCGGCGGCACCTCCTGGGAGCAGGCGGTCTGGCAGGGGCAGTTCGACGGTGCGGTGCTGCAGCTCGAGCGCGCCTTTATGGGCGCCGGCGGCTGGGGCGACACTTCGCCGGGGACCGTCGTCCTCTTCGCCGGCCGCATCTCGGACCTCGAGGCCAGCCGCACGATGATCTCGCTGAAGGTGCGTTCGCATCTCGAGCTCTTGAACATCGAGATGCCGCGGCGGTTGTGGCAACCGCAGTGCAACCACAATTTTGGCGATGCGATGTGCGGCTACGACCGGGTCAACGGCAAGAACGCCGAAGGTACCTCGACCGGGATCGGGCAGCTGACCTTCGCCGCGGCCGCCGGCTCGACTTCGACCCTGATCCTCGGCTCGCCGGCCTCGGGCCAGTACTACCTCGGCACGATCATCGGGCTGACCGGCGCCAACGCCGGGCAGAAGCGCACGATCACCGGCGTCGCGGTCAACCAAATCAGCGTCAAACTCGCCTTTTTGTCGGCGCCGGCCGCGGGCGATCAGTTCCAGGTCCTGCCCGGCTGCGATCGCACGCTCCTCACCTGCGCCAACGTCTACCGCAACAGCCGGGTGACCTCGCTCGGCTACAACCCGGCGAACGCCGAGCGCTTCGGCGGCTTCCCGTTCGTGCCGCCGCCCGAGGATGCGGTTTGAGCGCAGTGCAGCGGATCCGCGCCTGTTTCGAAGAACCCCGTCGCCTTGACGTGGTGCAGGAAGCGCTCTCATGGGTGGGTACGCCCTACCGCGCGGCGCAGCGGGTCAAAGGCCGCCTGGGTGGCGTCGATTGCCTCACCTTCGTCGTCGAGGTCTTCGAGCGGGCTGGCGTCATCCCGCATTACGAGGTGCCGTTCTACCCACAGGATTGGCACCTGCACCGCGAGGACGAACGCTATCTCGCCGGCGTCCTCGATCATGCACGCGCGATCGCCGGGCCGCCTGATCCGGGCGATGTCGTGCTGTTCCGCTTCGGCCGCTGCTATGCGCATGGCGGCATCGTCACCGCCTGGCCGATGATGATCCATGCTTGGAATGGCGTCGGCGTGGTCCCGGTCGACGCGACGCAGGCATTGCTCGGCGGCCGCCCGCGGCGGTTCTTCGACCCGTTCCAGAACGGCAGAACGGCGGAATGACAGAACAGCAGCCCGCCTTGCCCTTCCGCACTTCTGGCCTTCTGCCGTTCCGGAAATGACCGGCATCCTTGGTCAGGGCTCGAACGCCAAGCAGGCGACGGCGGTCGGCTCGCTGCAGTTCCAGACGAGCCAAGTCGGGGGCGCCATCCCGCTCGTCTACGGGACGACGCGGATCGCGGTGAACCTCATCGACTACCAGGACTTCACGGCGACGCCGGTCGGCGGCAAGGGCCACAAGTCGGGCGGCAAGGGCGGCGCCGACGCGAAGGCGCAGGGGAGATATACCTACACCGCGAGCCTCGTTCTCGGGGTCTGCCAGGGCCCGGGACAGCTCGGCCTCGTCTGGTGGAACAAGAACCTGAGCCCGCTTTCGGG